TTTAAAATGTTCTTTAAGTTGTTTTCAAAATTTATTAATTTAAAATGTTCTTTAAGTTGTTTTCAAAATTTATTAATTTAAAATGTTCTTTAAGTTGTTTTCAAAATTTATTAATTTAAAATGTTCTCTCAAATTTTGGGGTGGTTGAAACGAACGACGGAATTTTGTCAATATTTATCAAATCTTCAATCATTTCGCCTTTAAAACTTGAACTTTTAAATAAAAATTTTTTAAATTCTGGTCTTTCAAGTTGTAATTGAGGAGTATGATTATGAACACCTCTCGCAATCATTTTATATAATTTAAAATCAGGATATCGGTCGGTTCCATTATTTTTATATAACATATTTACTCCGTTGTCATCTAAACACCATTCAACAATTAAACGTTGAACTGGATCAACACATTTACGTAAATCTTTTATTTCTTCCAAATCTTCAACAACATAATCAAAAATTGAGCACGCCAATCGACATAAATCAAAACTATAATTTGGTTCTAATCTTGGTTTTTTATCATTTAAATATGGCTCTGTGTTATATTGACCCGCAGCATCTCCTCCAGGTTGAAAACTGTCGCTACAAAAAATATGACCGTCAAATTTATAAATGCTTCTTCCAAAATCAATTATTTTAAATATGCGACCAAATGTTGGAACTTTATAATATTTATTTTTATAAAAATAATTTATAAATTTTTTATCCGTTTGATTATACATTATATTATTTGTATGTAAATCATTGTGAGTAAAATTGAACGCTTTTTGATATGTTATTAAAATCATAATTATTTGCATAAATGCCGAAAACCACTCATCAGAAGTTAAATCACTTGTTAAAATTAAATTGTCAAACGTATTTTTACAGTATTCCATACAAATTACTTGAACTGGAAATTTTGGAATAATCGCATTTATTGTTTCCTCTTCAAAATTGCTTTCATCTTCGCTTTGAGAATCGTCTCCACTTTGTGAATCATCGTCTCCACTTTGTAAATCATTGTCTTCACTTTGTGAATCAGTGTTGTCGTTATTACCACAATTTGTGCAGTCTGTAATTTCACTCTCACATGTGTGGGATGACCTTGATGAACATGTCGAATTTGATTTTAACGACACGTTTTGTGAAATTGAACTTGAATTTTGAGGACTAATTAAATTTGGTGTAAAATCTGACAAATTAAGAGAACACTCAGGCAAATCAGTTAATTCAACACAATTTATATTTTCAGCATTTTGGTCAACACACTCAAATGTCTCTTCAACAATATTTAAAGATTTAAAAGATAATTGTGAATTAAGTGAAACACCGTGTTGAATTATTATTGGTTTTAATTTTGTGTTTTCATTTTGAAATAGATGGTCAAAATCATCAATTTTAAACAAAACGTTTTTATTTTTATTAAAAAAATCTGAATTACTTAAATAATCAAGGTCGTCAAAAACATTTATAACAAAATCGTTTTTAATTCCTAAAAATGAGCCGTAATATTCAACTCCATGTGTAAATGTGTATGAATTCATTAAATTACTTGTTAAATACACAAACAAACCATCAACAAATGCCGAATTATTTGGATCTAATAATTTTGGATTACATTCTAAGTTAGTTGAGTTTAGTTTAGGTAATGTAAATAGTTTTTCGTCATCAACATTATATTTACCAATTAAATATTTATATGGGTCTAATAATGGAGCTAATTTAAAGAACACATTTGTATTTTTTGTTTTTTTATTATTTATGTTGTTAATTTTACAATTAAATAAATTTAAGTTTTGTTCATCAGGTTTAAGAACATTTGTTAAAAACCATTTATTATTTAAATTAATACTGTTAAAATTAGTATCATTCAACGAAAAAAATGTTAAATAAATTGGAATAAAGTTTTGTGCATTTGAGAGAAATAAGGATTTTGGGTCTTCTAAAGTTTTAAAAAGTTCGGTATTTTTTCGTTTTTGATAATTAATACTATACATTCTTTTCTTTTAGCTAAATTATATATAAATTTAATTAATTTTTAACTTATTAATTTTGTTATTGTTATTGTTATTTTTTTCTTTTCTCTCAACAATGCGTAAAATAAATGAAATAATAATTTACAATTTTATAAAATGACGTTAGAACTCAAAAAATTTGATATGAAAAGTATAAGCTTTAAACCCAATGAAAATAAAGGTCCAGTGGTTGTTTTAATTGGTAAAAGAGATACAGGTAAATCTTTCTTAGTGAGAGATTTATTATATTACCAACAAGGAATTCCAATTGGAACTGTTGTTGCTGGAACTGAAGAAGGTAATGGTTTTTACGGTAAAATGGTTCCCAAATTATTTGTTCATAATGAATATAACACCGCAATTATTGAAAATATTTTAAAAAGACAAAAAACAGTTTTAAAACAAATTAAAAAAGAAATAGAAATATATAAACGTTCAACAATTGACCCAAGAGCATTTGTTATTTTAGATGATTGTTTATACGATGCGACGTGGACAAGAGACAAGATGATGAGGTTGTTGTTTATGAATGGTAGACATTGGAAGATAATGTTAATTATTACAATGCAATATCCTCTTGGTATTCCGCCAACTCTTCGCACAAATATTGATTTTGTTTTTATATTAAGAGAGAACTATATCGCCAACAGAAAAAGAATTTATGAAAATTATGCTGGAATGTTTCCAACATTTGAGAGTTTTTGTCAAGTTATGGACCAATGTACTGAAAATTTTGAGTGTTTAGTTATTAATAACAACTCAAAATCAAATAAATTACATGACCAGGTATTTTGGTATAAGGCAGATGAACATGGAGATTTTAAATTAGGTTCCAAAGAATTTTGGGAATTATCAAAAGGACTTAAAGACGACGATGATGAAGAACAATATGACCCAAATAACGCAAAAAAACGCGGCGCAGGGCCAAGAATTAGCGTAAAAAAAGCAAATAAATGGTAAACGCTTTTTAAATTAAAAAAAATTGAAATAAAATATTTCAAAATTAACAACACACATTAATTATATCGTACATTAACATGAGTGAATTAAGTGAATTAATAAATAATATTGTTGAATCTCGCGAGCAGCAATTAAATAATATTTTTGAATCTCATGAGCGGCTATTAAAAACATACATTATGAATAATTTTAACAAAATTTCAAAAGAAAATGAAGAACTTAAAAATGAAAATAAAATTTTAAAAAAACAATTAAAAAAAGATAATTTATTAATAAATGAACTTAAAGAAAAAGTATTAATCCCTCAAAAAGTCATTGAGTCAGCAAATATTAATAATCCACCTGTTCATGAATTTTATTATGATTTTAACGCAAAGTTAATAATGGAATAAACGAATGTTGTTTGTTTAAGTGTTAGTGGTCAGTATTACACACAACAAGTAAAAATTTACATCAAATATTGAGAGAAAATATTACCATTTAATTTTAATTGAATATCAAATTTTATAATATATTTTGAAATATATTATAAAAATAAAGTGAATAAATATTTATTATTTTTTATTTTTTGTTCGCAAAAGGTCCACTTAATAATTGACTTTGTCCATTGTCACTTTTACCAATAATAATATTTTCGCCTTCAAATAATTCTCTACAAATATCTGTGGTTGAAATATTTTCTTTTTCTTTTAAAGAAAATTCTTGTGTGTTTGTTTTGTTAACTCCAATTAAATTTCCTTTTTCATCAATATTTTGAGTTAACGTGTTGCCTGATTTTTCGGCATTTTTAATATTTTCTTCAATTGCTTTTTGTTTTGCTTCCTTTGTGCGTTGTTCAAATGAATTTTTTGCGTTGACTTCATTTTTTTGTTTTTCACTCATTAATTTGTTGAGTTCTTCTTCTAAATATTCAACACGACCTGTTTTATATCCTTCTGGGTCCCATGGCATCCACATCCCAACAGGTCCAACAAAAATATCATGATTTGGGTCAATTTCTCTCAACAATTTACATCTTAATTCAGCTTCTTCTTGTGACGGATATGACCCTCTGATTTTTAGTCCATGTGTATTTGTTTGAAAATCATGAGCGATATCAAATTTTTTTTGAAGTTCTTCTTCATTAACGTCAATAAATGTTTTGTATTCATCATCAACACCAGATTTAATTAAATTTTTTTTTTCTTCTTTGACAAAATCTTTAAAGTTTTCAGAAATTTCATCAAAAGAAAGGGTGTATTTATATGAAATAAAATGAAGAAATTCAATAAATTTTTCCATCGATTTATTAAATTCCCATGTCTTTAGGAACTCTTCAAATAAAAATATTTCTTTTTTCTTTAAATTTTTTTGTGGTGAACAAAATGAAACGCACACAAATTTTTGGTTAGATATTGGTTTATCTTCTTCTAACAAGTCAACATATTTTGGGTTTGGTTGTCCATTTGAAGTAGTTTTTTTTTCAAAATTATTTTTGTTTTGCTTTTTAGTAATTTTATCTTTAGAACGTTCCATTTTAGTTAATTGATTGATTTATTTTTAAGTTTTAAATCGCAAAATATATATTATAATATTTAATTAATTTTTTTATTTTTTTATTTTTTTCTTTTTATTTATTATAATGAACAGCTTAATAAATGTTGGCGAACTTGTTAAAAGAATTATTAAATACCTTGTTGAAGGGTTAATGGTCGCAATTGCTGCTTATGCTATTCCTAAACGTTCACTAAATATTGAGGAAATTGTTTTAATCGCCTTAACCGCAGCCGCAACATTTAGCATTCTTGACACTTATGTTCCAAGTATGGGAGCAACTGCGAGATCAGGAGCTGGGTTTGGAATTGGCGCAAATCTTGTTGGATTTCCTGGAGGATTTTAAAATAAGTATTTTAATATTTATAAATAAATTCTTATATATATATATATAAGAATGACCAAACATTGTCGAAAAAAATCACGAAAACAATCACGAAAACAATCACGAAAACAATCACGAAAACAAAAACGTACTAAAAAAATGTTTGGAGGCGATGGCGATGAAGACGAAATAGATGAAGACGAAATAGATGAAGACGAAATAGATGAAGACGAAATAGATGAAGACGAAATTTTAGATGAAGACGTAATTTCAGATGATGCAAAAAATACAATTGCGAAAATAAAGAATGATAAAGAAATTGGACGCATATTTGGTGATAATGCCGAATATGGAAATTTAGCAGAGTTAATTGAACTTGTTAAAGACAACGACAAGTTGACATTAAATAAAATTAAAGCAAAAATACATGCTCGTTATCGTGATTTTACTGGTCACAATTCTGATAGTTTTGCTAACCAAATTTTACATGAACTTGGAGTTGAATTTCAACGTGGAGGAAAAAAAACAAGAACAAACAAAAAAAAATATAAAAGAAAAAGTCGCAAACATCGCAGAATGTAAAAAATTAAATTGTTGGGATAAATTCCCAGTCAAGTTCTTCACAAATTTTTTTCCAAATAACATCCTGTTCGATTCTTTTGTCTTTATCTTTCAGCATTGAAAAATATGGTAAGTATGTATCCTCACCAAGTAATTCACAAAGCTTATACGCAGTATAATAATAATTTAAAAAATTTACTCTGTCATCTGGACAAAATTTGGAATAAGGTGCCTGTAACTCGACAAAAAGGTTAAACAATGTTTCTTCTAATTCTGGTGACATTAATGGTGGTTTAATTCCTAATTTATCTTTAATAAATGGTATGTGTTCGTAGTATTTATTATAACCCAATTTTTTTAAAACTTCTTTTGTTTTGGTGTTTGTTATTTGCGATATTTCAATTCTCTCTTTTTTAATTTGAAGTTTGATATTTTCGATTACGTCAATAGGAATTTGTGTTGTTTCTTTTCCTTGAAATTGAGAAATAATTTCCTTAAAATGGTTAATTCTTTTGTACGCATAAAAACACACTTCTTTTGGAGGTTCTTTATATGAAGGTTTTTCATTTTCAATTAAATATGGAATACTTCTTGAACAAGCATTACAAATCATAATTCCTTCATCTTCAAGTGGAATTAACTCGCCAGTGTGACAAATCTTACAAATATCTGTTTGACAAACAAACGCATTAACGTCAAGAAAAATATCGTCAATATTACTTAAATATTTTTGAACAATATTATTATTGTCTTTTATTGAGTGATCACTATCGTCATTTTGTTTAATTTTAAAAAATGAGTTGACAATTTTAGATTTATTTGTTGCTGGTTGAATATTATTGTTGGTATTATTGCCAGCAGAAATATTTTTTTTATTTTCAAAGTATTCAAAAATAAATTTTGAATTATCAAGAAAGTATTCTTTTTTTTTTAATTTAGATTCTTTAATTTTTTCAGTTAATTCGATAATTTTATCTTCAAAATCAAGACGTTGTTCAATAGTAAGTGTTTTGTGTTCATTTTTTAAAGTTTGTTTTATTTTTGTTCTCTCAATTTTTAATTCAGGAATTTTTTCATATTCATCTTTAACGAACTCATTCAAAAATTCTTTGTGTTTTAAATCAAGTGTCACAGAAGATTTTTTATTAAACTTAATTTTTTTAATAGATTTTGGTTTAAAGTTAGGCATTATCTCTTTATAATATTTTAATATAATTTATTTAATTAATAATAATAAAAATATATATAATATTAATTAAAGGATACAAAAATTTTGGTTCAAACATTTAAATAATTTGTTTAATCAATAAAAATTGAGAGAAAATTATATATTTTAACCATTAAAAAAATGTTTTTCATCAAGTTTTTATTAATAAATACGTAAAGATAACACACATAAATTTAATAAAGTATGTCATACTTGCTTGATATTTTATTTATAAAACGTTTTTGTTTACCATTTGACTCTGATATTCAACAATATGAAAATGGAATTCGTAACGTTTCATCTTGTATTTGCGGTCAATATAATCACGTGTCTTGTATTTTTGAGGGAAAATATGATAATTTTAAAAAGGTAAAAATTTTATGTTTTGGTGCGAATCAAATGGGTGATATTGATGGAAACACTCCAGGGATTCACGCAGAGCATTCTGCGTTGTCAAAATTAATTCCTTTAAAAAATAAAAAAAGATTAAAATCAATTAATTTATGTGTAATACGACTTACCCAAAAAAATAAAATTCAATCAAGTAAACCATGTAATAACTGTATTGAAATAATGAAAAAAATGCCACAAAAAATAGGGTATAAAATTGAAAATATTTATTATTCAAATTCTGATGGAGCAATAATTAAAACAAAATTAAAATATTTAGACCTTGAAGAAAAACATTTTTCAAAGTTTTATAAAAATCAAAATAATTATAAAAATTTCACTCAAAATACTGGTTAAAAGTGTTTTAATGTTTTCTTGAAATAAATTATAAATGGAAACTAAACTTAATTTAGATTTTTTTAAAGATTCAGAAAACGAGAATTTAAAAGTTGACGTAATTAAATTTCAAAAAATGATTTTACTTTTTAATTGTATCGAGCAAGGTTGGAGAGTAAAAAAACAAAATAATTCATATGTATTTACAAAAAATCACGATGGAAAGAAAGAAATTATCGAAGATTCTTTGGCAAAATTTATGAACACAAATTTAGACGTGGATAAAATATTTTCAAAAATGAAATTTAAATAAAATAAAATAAATAAATTATGTGAAGTTTTGTAAATATTAAGGAAAATATAAATAGTTAACACAAAATATCATGTGTTAAATTGATTTCATTATTTTTTGGTGATTTTTTAAAGTTATTTTCATTATTTTTTGGCAAATTTTTAATTAATTCAAAAGAATCAGAAATAATATTTTTAACACATTTAGGACAATTACATTTTCGATTTAAATGAAAATCTGGTATTTGATTGAATTCTCCATGTTCTTTACAAATAATCAATATGGGATTATTAGCATTAGTATAATTTGCCTTTGAATAATCGTACCTTTCGCCATGTATTTTTTTTGCTTTTTCAATAAATGCTAAAGTATCAATTTTAAAATTTTTTGCGCATTTTTGACAATTAAAATTACTTAAATGATTTGATGGTGTTTGAAAAAAATCGCCATGTTCTTTACAAATAATAATAACTTTAGTTTTAGCATTGACATAAACAACTTTAGAATAATCATATCTTTCTCCGTGAACTTGTTTTGATTTAGAAATAAATAATGTTGTTTTATTGTTAAATTGAATCATTAAATATATATATAAATAATATATTTGTAAGCTATTTTAATGATAATTATTATTTTATTGAACATATAAAATAATAATATATTGAATAATATATTTAGTGATTTATAAAAAATAAAATACTTTTCTATTGAAAAATTAAAATAAAAGAATAATTATGAATAATTAAATAGCATATGGTATAGTTTAAATATTTTTCTAAATATTTTTGGTTTTGAATAAATTAAATTAATAAAATAATTAATTTAATTTCCAAAATATTTTTTTCTTTAGCATATCTATAAAATGGGAGGAGGATTAATGCAATTGGTAGCCTATGGCGCCCAGGATGTTTACCTAACAGGTAACCCACAAATTACTTTTTGGAAAGTTACTTATCGAAGATACACTAACTTTGCAATTGAATCAATTGAACAAACTTTTAATGGCCAAGCTGATTTTGGTCGTCGCGTACAATGTGTTATTTCAAGAAACGGTGACCTTGCTTATCGCACTTATTTACAGGTTACTCTTCCAGAGATTAACCAGTTAATGGGTCTTGGCAATTATAGTACCGGACAAAATACAGGTGTGTATGCTCGTTGGTTAGATTTCCCAGGTGAGCAATTGATTGCTCAGGTTGAAGTTGAAATTGGTGGCCAAAGAATTGACCGTCAATATGGTGACTGGATGCACATTTGGAATCAACTCACAATGACTTCAGAACAACAGCGTGGTTATTTTAAAATGATTGGTAACACAACTCAGCTTACTTTTATCACTGATCCTTCATTTTCTGATGTTGAATCTCCTTGTGACTCTTTAGCTCCTCGTCAAGTTTGTGCTCCTCGTAACGCACTTCCAGAAACCACTCTTTACATTCCACTTCAATTTTGGTTTTGCACAAATCCAGGTCTTGCACTTCCACTTATTGCTCTTCAATATCATGAAGTTAAAATTAACCTTGATATCAGACCAATTGATGAATGTCTTTGGGCAGTTACTACTCTAAACTGCAATTCTGGTCCTGCTATTACTTCCGCAAATCAATATGCCGTTGGTCGACCAGTTCCAGCAACAATTGCCTACAATCAATCTTTGGTTGCTGCTTCTCTTTATGTTGATTATGTTTTCCTTGACACTGATGAACGTCGCAGAATGGCACAAAACCCTCATGAATATTTAATTACTCAGCTTCAATTTACTGGAGATGAATCTGTTGGTTCTTCTTCAAATAAAATTAAACTAAGTTTTAATCACCCAATTAAAGAACTTATTTGGGTTGTTCAATCTGACCAAAACGTTGATTACTGTTCATCTTTAACTTGTGATGCTTTATTATTTAAAGTGTTAGGTGCTCAACCATTCAATTACACAGATGCGATTGATGCTCTTCCAAATGCTGTTCATGCTTTTGGTGGACCCGCTTCAATTGCCGAAGATTCTCGTGCTTTTATTGATGCTCGTGGTTTATTTCAAGACGCTGGTGCTCTGGATTATATTCCTGATTCTGGATTTACTGGTTACTGGCATGGACCTTCAAATCCTTACAATGAAGTAAATCTTGGAGGACCCGCAACACCAATTCCAACTGGAACTGACCCTGCCATCGCAGCACTTTTAGCTTCAGGGTCACATCTTGAAAACTCGGGAGTTTCTGATGCTGGTACTTTCGTGTTAACTGAAACTTCTATTGACATGCATTGTTGGGGACAGAATCCAGTTGTTACTGCCAAACTTCAATTAAATGGACAGGACCGTTTCTCTGAGCGTGAAGGGTCATATTTCTCTTGGGTTCAACCTTTCCAGGCTCACACCCGTAATCCTGATGAAGGTATTAATGTTTACTCATTTGCTTTAAGACCTGAAGAGCATCAACCAAGTGGCACCTGCAACTTTTCAAGAATTGATAACGCTACTCTTCAACTTGTTCTTAGTAACGCAACTGTTGAAGGCACTAAAACCGCAAAAGTTCGTGTTTACGCAACTAACTATAATGTTCTCAGAATTATGTCCGGGATGGGTGGCTTGGCATATTCAAATTGAGGGGGTGGGTGGTTACATTTTACATTTATATATATATTAAAATATTTCATTAATTAACAACTTAAATAAATCTTTATTATAATAATTATAATATGGATTGTAATAAAATTGAAACAAAGAGTATCGAAAATAATGAAAAACATTATTACAATTTAAATATGAAACCAACTTATTCAACAAATAATGAATTACACTGTGGAATTATTAATTATTTTAATAAAACATATTTAGTTGATTTTGATGACAAAGATAAAATAATTAATTTTAATAAAACATTTGTGTTAACAAAAGAAGATGATATTTATCCATCTTATGCTTATAATTATAAACGATTCAATTTTTTAGATTTTATATTTAACTTTTCAAATAATTCTGTTTGTTATAATTTTAAAAATAACAATTGTTATGATTTGAGAAAAAACAACGTAGAAATTTATCACTCATTTCACTCACAAATTATTAAAAAATACAACGTTATTGAATATATTAAAGGGCATTATTTGACTTTGGGACAAGGCGCAAATATTATGAAAAATCCAATGTGGAAAATTAAAGATGATGACGAAACAGAATATTTATTGATGTATTGTGAAAAAAATACAATTTGTAGACTTTGTTGTGAAAGTTATCAAAAAATATTGAATTATGAACTCTGTTCAAATAATCATAAAAAAATTACTTGGTTTTATCATCAAAATGGATACATTATGGGAAGTAACAACATGTATATTCATCAAGTTATTACAGGATGTTACGGAAATGGAAAAGGTACAAAAATAATTAGTGTTGATCATATTGACCAAAATCCTTTAAATAATACATATTATAATTTAAGAATCGCAACAAGAAAAGAACAAGAACAAAACACAAAAGGCATTAAAGAAGGAACTAAGAGAGAAAGAAAACAAAATGCCAAAAAATTGCCTGAAGGAATCACACATGATATGCTACAAAAGCACGTTGTTTATTATCAAGAATGGTTAGACAAAAAACATACAAAACAAAGAGAGTATTTTAAAGTTGAATCACATCCAAAATTAGATAAACCATGGCTATCTTCAAAATCAAATAAAGTTTTAATTCGTGATAAATTAGAACAAGCAAACAGTGTTGTAAATGATTTAGAAAAAAATATTTATCCAAAAAAATGTGAACAATTACTTCCAAAATATATTTCTTTAGTTATTTCAAGAGAAAAACCTCATTTGGTTTTTGAAAAAAGACTTGTTGATGGAAAAAGGTTAAACATTAAAATGATTTTACCAAAAGAGTACAATTTACAAGAACAACTTGAAAAAATTAACATAAAAATTAAAGAAAAATACGAAGAAGAGAATATTTTATGATATTTTTATAATAATACTTAAACAAATCCATGTTAGAATTGTTATAAAATGGATAACACAAATACAAATGTTGACATTAAAAAATTGTGTGAGAATTTTGACGAAATGTACAAGTATAGTTTGCTTCTAAGGCAAAAACAACAAAAAGTAAACAATCTTGAAAACAAAAGTGTTGACAACAATGAAATGTTTAATTATAATTTAAGTACAGCGCAAAAACCCAACATAAGTTATCGTGAATGGATTGATACATCTCAAACAGATTTTTTTAAAGGTAAATCTCAACCATTAGATATATCGTGGTTATATTCAAAATCAACCAAAAATAAAATCGAAACTCAATGTAAACCTGAAGAAATATAATTGCCTTAAAATTGATTTAAAATTAACAAATTATTATTATAATGGAGGATTCTTTTCATGAAACAAATGGTGTAATGGACAACGTCAAATTTTTTAATAAAAACACGATGAAAAACATCATAAAACATAATAATAAAAGTATTATTGATAAAATTAACTCTTCAAGCATTAAAAATTTGATTAAATCAGATTCGTACAGAGTAAAATCGTGTGAATCCGGTCCATATTATCATCCTTTAACTCCAAGAATTGTAGTTAGAGAGCCAGAGGGTGTTTTATTTTTACAAGAAACTGATAACACAAAATTTATTCAAGAAATTGATTTAGAAGAAATTGTGCTCAAAATATTAGACGATATTAAAAGTAAAAAAATACAAAGTATTGAACAAACAATTGGAAATTTAAGAGTGTTGT